TCTATACCGCAGCCTACCTGCATACCGAATATACGAAAGTTCTGCCCTACGTAATGTTCACAGTAAGCCTGGCTATGTAGGTGTCCTTGTACGGTGTTCTGCATATCTGCCCTACATTTCGTTCTAGCAGTTCCTGCTTCGCCGTGTATATATTGTACGCCGTCTTTTACGTAGCGTTCTGTAAACGTCCATTCTGGTACCTCTAAAACGTCCTTATAGCTTTTAATCCACTTACTAGGTATTGCGCTAGTCTGTGCTTTACGCATTATTATACGGTCGTGGTTACCTATTAGTACAGTAGCTACAGGAAAAGCGTCGCGCCAGCGTGCTATACGCTTTATAGCTAGTTCTAGTTCATCTGCGCCACCCATACCATCTGCGCTAGTTTCGTGGTAACTGCTATAGTGGTTGTCTATAATGTCGCCTATAAATACTACTTCGTCGCAGTTATGTATATTGTATTGTTCTATACAGAAGTCTAGGTAGCCGTCTAAACAGAACGGCTC